GGCGTAGGTATCGGGAAGTTCGTGTGGGATTCCGCCTACAAAGCAGCTAAAGAGGCGCTAGAAAAAGAAGCTAAGGAGAAGCAAGATGCAAATAGTGGATGACAAGGCGTTGCTGTTTCGAACGCGCAACCCCGACAAGTATCGCGTAATTCCGAAACACAGAGTCGTTAATAGGAGCGCAGATGGTACAGCGGAGATCGCAGTTTATTGGGGACTTGATGAAGCGCGTGTCCTCAAAAACCTTGGTGTCAAAGATGTTCCTTCGCCTATTACTAGGCGTTACAACTGGCCGGGTAAATACAAACCGATGGCGCATCAGATTGAGACGGCAGCGTTTCTCACTATGCATAAGAAAGCATTTGTATTTTCGGAGCCGGGTACAGGCAAGACTCTTTCGGCACTATGGGCAGCAGACTACTTAATGCAACGCGGGGATGTGCGGCGCTGTCTTATTCTTTGCCCACTCTCCATCATGCAGTCAGCTTGGCTAGGTGACTTGAACAACAGCATCATCCATCGCTCTGCAATCATCGCGCACCACTACCAAGCTAGTCGCCGTATCGAGATGGTTCAGCAGGACTACGAGTTCGTGATCGCCAACTACGATGGTTTGAATCTGATTGCGGATGAAATTATTGCGGACGGCAGGTTCGATCTCGTGATCGTTGACGAAGCCAACGCATACAAGACCATGACCACCAAGCGTTGGAAGGCGCTGAAGTCTATCGTCGGGCCCAACACCCACCTGTGGATGATGACGGGTACTCCCGCATCGCAGTCCCCTGCGGATGCGTACGGCTTGGCACGACTGGTCAACCCTGATGGTGTGCCGAAGTTCTTCACTGGCTGGCGCGATAAGGTCATGAACAAAGTCACGCAGTTCAAGTGGGTGCCGAAGGCCAGCGCAGCGGAGGACGTTCACGAAGCCTTGCAGCCCGCCATACGCTTTACCAAAGAGCAGTGCCTTGACTTGCCGCCAGTACTTACCATGACACGGGAGGTGGCGCTGACACCGCAGCAGGCCAAGTACTACAACCTGCTGAAAGAACGCATGATGGTGCAAGCCGCAGGCGAGACCATTACTGCGGTGAATGCTGCTGCCGGGGTATCCAAGCTCTTGCAAATATCATGCGGCGCAGCATACACAGATGACAAGGAAGTCATTGAGTTCGATGCCGCACCACGCCTGTCGGTACTAGAAGAAATACTGGAAGAGACCAGCAGGAAAGTAATCATCTTTGCTTTGTTCCGCAGCACCATCGACACGATACACTCGCACTTGCTTAAGAGATATATTTCGGCTGAAGTGATTCACGGTGACATCACGCCACCCAAACGTGCTGACATCATCAGACGTTTTCAAAATGAGAAAGACCCACGTGTGCTTGTCATGCAGCCTCAAGCGACTGCACACGGTATCACCCTGACCGCTGCGGATACGGTGGTGTTCTTCGGTCCGTTGATGTCTGTTGAACAATATATCCAGTGCATCGCACGAGCAGACCGCAAGGGTCAGGACTCAGACAAGGTCACTGTTATCCACATTCAGGGAAGCCCAATTGAGAAGCGCATGTTCAAGGCACTGGAGGGCAAGGTCACAGATAACACTCTGCTAACGCAGATGTTTAACGCTGAAATAAAAACGTGAAAGGGGGTTGCAAACGAAAATGGTTTTAGGTAATCTGTCAAACGCTTGACAAAATAATAGGAGAAGCAAATGAATGACGAGATCATTCCGCTGGACAAACTTGCGCGTATTTATCGCAAGATCAAATCGGAGATTGACTCGCTGACGCAAGAGTACGACACTAAGTTGGAAGCACTCAAAGCACAGCAAGACGAACTTCGCTTCGCAATGAAAGACCAGATGAAGGCGCTTGGCGTCAAGTCGGTCAACACCGCCTTCGGCACCGTGTCATTGGTAAACAAAACCCGTTACAACACTCAGGACTGGGACTCGTTCAAGAAGTTCATCATCGAGCACGATGTCGTTGACCTGTTGGAGAAACGGATTGCGCAATCCAACATGGCGCGGTTCCTTGAAGAAAATCCGGCTCTTGTACCACCCGGATTAAATGCATTCACGGACTTCGAAATCCGTGTGACTAAACCATCTAAGTGAGAACTCATATGTCCGATCTAACTGTATTCAATCCCGCACAAGTACCTGACTTCGCACGTAATAACGAACTGTCCGAAACTGCACTGGCTCTAACTGGTGGTGGTACTGGTGGTAGCACTAAACGTATCTCGATCAAAGGCGGCGTGTTCCGTCTGGTCTCTGGCGGTAAAGAGATCGCATCCATTGAAGACCGTCACCTCGATGTGATTATCGTCAAGGCTGCGCCCAAGGTAAGCCGTATTTTCTACGCTGGCGCGTACGACAAGGATGCTGCCGCTGCTGCACCTGATTGCTGGTCTAACGATGGCGAGAAGCCGGATGCAGGCGCGAGAAACAAGCAGTCGCAGACTTGCATGTCGTGCCCACAGAATCAAGCAGGTTCGGGTCAGGGTAATAGCCGCGCTTGCCGTTATCAGCAACGTCTGGCTGTGGTGTTGGAGAACAACCCCGGTGGCGATGTGTTGCAGTTGACGCTGCCAGCGACATCGGTGTTCGGTAAGGAAGACGGCGACAAGCGTCCGCTTCAGGCATTTGCGCGTCATCTGGCCTTGTCCAACCCGCCGATCAACCCAGAGCAGATCGTCACCCGCATGAAGTTCGACACCAAAGCGGAGTCGCCCAAGCTGTTCTTTGCCCCGGTTCGTTGGCTGACCAACGAAGAGTACGCCGTGGTCAAGACGCAAGCTGACAGTGCCGATGCAAACCGCGCCGTAGTAATGACGGTTGCGCAGACAGATGGCGTGAAGAACGCCCCTGCTCTGCCGGGTAAAGCACCTGTCGTTGAGGCCGAAGAGGAAGCGCCAGCACCCAAGGCCAAGACCACCAAGAAGAAAGCCGAAGTCGCCGAGGATGAGTCCGAGCCAGAAGTTCGCAAGGAGTCCGCGAAGCCGTCTGCTGTGCCGGAGAAGAAGTCGAAGCTGGCCGACATCGTGGCTGACTGGGACGACGAGTAAAGCTATGGGGGAAAGCGGATGCTGTTGCGCGACTCTGCGTTAAGCGGGCTGTAATGCGGGCAGACGCAGCGAGTACCCCACCCTAAAAGCCCAGCCGGAGGTGGCGCTAATAACACCGGCAGCGGGGGCTGAGTGATCCTTTCGGAAGTAGTCATTTCGCATTCAGTGACCCCGCACTTTTAATTACAGGAGAAGCAGATGGGCGATATAACCCTTGAGAAAGATTGTTACGACAATGCATTGCTGTGCCCCGTATGTAACGGCAACAACCTGCACCACGTAGCCGTGACCAAGTACAGCGGCACAGAAGATGCAGAGCACGTACGTGTCACACGCACAGAAGGCGATATGTTTTCAAGCATCATTGCGCCGCGCAAAACATCAGGTAATCCAAGTTCTCGCCGGGGCGGAATAGTTATCGAATTTTGGTGTGAGAACTGCCACGGCGAATGGAACGAGCGCCCTGCAAATTACGCTGAGAATTTCAAACTGCAAATCCAACAACACAAAGGTACTACTTATCTGGATTGGGACATCCCCAAAAACTAATGGCCTACTCTCAAAAAATTATAGATGCCGTCGCAGCAGCGCCTAAGACACCGGGCAACCAGCTTGGGCGCTGGGCTATCTATCTTGACTTTCCTGTGACCAAGATTGCGTACGTTCTTGGTGTAACTCGACAGACGGTTTACAACTGGATGATCGGTAAGACCGAAGTATTTGTCGGCTACCAAGATCGTGTCGAATTACTGCTGAAGATTATGCAGTCATCTAAAACCGCTGATGAAGCATGGAGAAGAATATGCAAAGAGTACAACCTAAAACCCTAACCGATAAAGAGTTGTTAAACGCGGCGTACATCATGTTCGAACCGGACGTGGGCATGCCCATCGACTACCAAAAAGAAGTCATTCGTCGTTTAGCTCTGCATGTGCAAGACGCGCATCTACGCGCAACTGATTACGGAACTGCACGGGAACGCAAAGACGATTACAAAAGGTCAGACCCCAACCAACTCCCGCTGTTCGACTAAAACAATAAAGGATACCTATGAACCCGCTTGATTTTATGGCGGCGGTTCTCCCACCACCGGGTAACGGGTACTACTGCGTGGCGGAACTAACATCGAAGTACAAAGAGCATGTTTACAAGGAGACACTGGAGGAGCTTGAGCAGACGATTGAAAGTTGCAAGCTGAATGGGTACGACACGTACTTTGCACTGGGGACATTTAAAAATCCTGATGACCGTACCGCACCCAATGTGGAGATGGTCAAGTGCATCGCTATTGATGTGGACTGCAATCACCCACTGGACTTGCCTGATGCAAGCGGCGTAATCAAACAGAAGGGCTACCCGTCCCCCAAGGCTGGGTTCGAAGCCATCATGGCGTTCATCGATGAGGTCGGGCTGTCAGGTCTTGGCCAGCCTTGGCTCGTCCATTCAGGCGGTGGGGTACACGCATACTGGCCGCTGAAAGAAGCGTTGCCCAAGTCGGTGTGGAAGCCGGTGGCCGAGCAGTTCAAGCGCCTGTGCTTCTCCAAGAAGCTGGCTATCGACGCGACTGTGACGGGCGATGCCTCACGTATCCTGCGGGTGCCGGGCACAATCAACAACGGGGTTAAGAGCGGCAAGAAGGTCAGGGGCGTCACCAACGTGCGCTTCATGAACGAGGGGGACTTGTTCGACATCGAGGACATCAAGGCGCTGGTCACCAAGCATCTGGCCGGTACACCCTACGAGTCCAAGCCCACACCCCCAGCCAACGTGGTCGAGCTTCCCGGTCAGCGTCCAACGCTACCTGCAACCACGGAAGCGACCGGCACCAGCGTCAAGTTGTTCGAGAACTCGGTGACTAAGTTCCGCAAGATTGTCGAGCGCACCAAGCAGGGCACAGGCTGCGGTCAACTCGCATACTACATGGAGAACGCCGAGCAGGATGGCATGGAGCCGCTGTGGCGCGGGCTGCTGTCGATAGCTCAGAAGTGCGAGGAAGCACCCAAGGCGGTGGTCTGGCTCTCCCAGATGCACCCGTATGACGAAGACCGGATGCACACCAAGCTGCGAGAGATCAAGGGTCCGTACCCCTGCACCAAACTCGACTCCGAGAATCCCGGCGTTTGTACATCCTGTACACACTGGGGCAAGATCACCAACCCACTGGCGCTGGGGCGGGAATACGCAGTTGAGGTAGCCCCCAAAGAGATCGATGTACAGGTGGAGAACGAGGCGTATGCCCGCAAGGTGCTGCGTCCTGAACCGCCCAAGGGTTACGCCTACGGCAAGCAGGGCGGTGTGTTTATCGAGAAGGATGACGAGGACGCTAACGGCAACAAGATCAAGCGCCAGATCATGCTTATCCCCTACGACTTGTTCCCGGTGGACATCCTGAACTCTGGCGGTGAGCACACGGTACACATGATGGCGATCAGGAACGGCAACCCCAACACCATCACCATTCCCCAGAAGAGTATCGTCAGTAAAGACGAGACCATGAAGCACCTTGCCAACCAGAACATTCTGGCGTCCTTCGGCTCGGGTAATGACAAGAACCTGTACGACTACGTCCGTGCCTGTGTGGAGAAGGTCAGCGTGGAGAAGCGCACGGTCAGTGTGCCCACCAGCTACGGCTGGCAGGAGGACGATACGTTCGTCTTCGCCGGGAAAATCTACGCCCCCACTGGCCAGATCGAAGTGCCCATGGAAGGGCTGGAGAACATCATTGCCAACACCAAACCCACCGGCTCAATCGAGCAGTGGCGGGCGGTCATCAACCTGTTCATCCAGAAGAAGATGTGGCAGCACGTGTGCATCATGCTGGCGGGTGCAGGTGGTCCGCTTATGCGCTTCACAGGCATTTACGGTATGACGTTCCATTGCGGCTCAACTAACTCCGGTACAGGTAAATCGTTGGCGCTGGAGGCCGCGGCTTCTGTCTGGGGCCACCCGGTGCACTACCGCACCAGCAAGGGAACTTCGCCTGTCGCCATGCAGCAGCGCCTTGGTCTGTTGCACAGCATCCCCCTGATAACGGACGAGATCACCGCGAAGAACCGGAAAGACTTCGGGTGGTTCTCCGAGTTCGTACTGGACATGACCAACGGGCGGGGCAAGGAGCGTATGGAGTCCGGCTCCAACAAGGAGCGCATGAACCTGTCCACATGGATGGATACGTCCATCATGTCTTCCAATACGTACGTGGTGGACTACTTCACGGGCGCACAATCCCACTCTGCGGAAGGTGAACTACGACGCGTACTTGAGTTTGCAATGAACGATGTACTTACGTGGGAGCCGCATGAGATTGAGATCATTAAGTCGCTGGCGAATAATTACGCGGTCGCAGGACACATGCTCGTTGACTATATGGTCAAGAATGTGGACAAGCTTAAAGAGTTGGTTCCGCAAGTAGTGCGCCGTATGTATGGCGAGTATCGCGCCACCAATGATGAACGCTTCTGGATGGCTGCTATCGGAGCAGCGATTGCCGCAGGTATTTTGTTTTCTGATGAGCACTGCGGTGCAATCAACATCCCGATGCAGCCCGTGCTGGATACGTTCGGCAACGCCGTGCGGTACATGCGTAATGCTATTAACACCGGCACACGCTCTGCTGAAGATGTCCTGAACTCATTTACTCAGGAGTACTACGGCAACTTCATCATCGTGAAGTTCAACTCGATTGACGGCGTTCTGGCAGAGCTTGGCAACGGTGGGGCGATTGATGCGTCTACAACCAGAACCAAGATCATGGGGCGCATCGAGCACGGCGCGACTGTCGGGTTCACGGACTACTACATCGAAGAGCGGCTGTTAAAAGCGTTCTGCTCCACCATGAGCTTCGGCTATGCCGACTTTAAGAAGTATCTGGAGGAGCAGTTCATGGTGTCGTACATGCCGAAGAAGGACATGACCGCCAAAACCAAAGGACCACCGATGCGGGTGTCCGTCATGAAGATAAGCCGACGCTCTGATGAAGAAGACTTTACAGGTAACGTACCCTTGGTCGCAGCTTAAGCGTGGGCAGGGGTTCTTCGTTCCTTGTCTGGACACGGAGGCCGTCATAAAAGACGGCCTCCGCAAAGCTTTAGCTCACCATATTTTCCACGCCAAGGCCAGCGTTGGAGTTAAGCGCGGCCTTATTGGGGTCTGGTTTCACCTGTAAAGGATAGGAACTCCCGCGCAATCAAGACTTGTTGCTCATCAATTTCTTTCAGCATCTCGTCTTTTTCTGCACGGGTGAGGTCAGCGGCAATCACGTTGCGGCGCATGGTGGCCAGCTTACCAAGCTGCTCCCTAACCCGACCAGAGAAGTTGACGCTTGCCAACTTATTCTCGTACTTGTCCAAGAACGCATCCGCTTCTTTATCTTTGCCTTCTTCCACCAAGCGTTTGTAAGTGCCCTGCACCTGCTGAATCTCAAGGATTCGCTCATATGCAGCGTCAAGCGTACCCCTACCTTCAACCGGCTGGAACAACCCGCCGATGAACGGCAGCTTGCTGGTCTTCATGGTCGGCTTCTCAACCGCGCTGACTTCCGTGTTCAGGATAGGATTGGCCAGCGAGGCAATTGCCACGCCCAGACCGCCCGTGTAGCCACGGATCAGGTAGTCAATCTTGATCGGAGTCAGCCCAGCATCGCCTGTGACGCTACCCAGCATCTTGGCAATCTCTGTTGTACCTTCACGATAGCGTTCACCCGGCATCATGGTGGTCTGCTCACGCTTGGATTCAATGTCGCCACCGAAGAACGACTTGCCAAGGATGACTTCAGTTGCTGGCTTGATCGCCGCAGGCAACGCAAACGGATTGGAGAGCCCAATCAGCTTACTCATGCCCTTGGTGATGTCGCTTGCACGTTCGTCTTCTGCTGCCATATTGAACACTGCTTCTGGCAACGCCTTAAACAGATACCCCAATTCAAACGGGATAGGCACTCGCACTGGCTCATCCGAGAACGGCGTATACACAAACCAGTTGCCCAGACGCTCTTCAGGCTTGGCGCGTTTGTACGCCTCGTCATCTTCCATCGCAGCCGCATACGCCAGTGTGCCCGCAGCCAACAGCAAGCCTCTCGTATACAACTTTTGCCTGATTTTTAGTTGCTCACTGTACGGCATCTTGCCTGTGAACGCCCGGTACAGCACATCCAGACCTTGGATCTGCGCGTTAAAGAACGGGATGACTGTGGAGAGCATCTGCATGGACGGCGACAAACCGCGACGGCTAAAGTTCATCGACTCCAGTGTGCGCATGTACGCCTGCATCTCAGACATACCCTTGGCCAGCGAGTCTTTGTAGATCACAGCACGAGTTGCGGCGTCGCCTTGCAAGGCCAGTGCATCGGCCTTCATCATCAGCTTAGACCAGCCTGTACGACCAAGGCTCATATCACGCATGGCTTTAGCCATATCCTGCTCGTCGCCTGTCATGACGTTGCTGGAGATAGCGCCTGCCTGCATCAGCTCGATCTCTTCTTTGCTGCGTCCGGCCACCATCTTACCCAGCTCCTTCATAGAGTTGAGCACAGGCACACCATCCACGCCGGTTGTAAACCACGCAGTCAGCGGGTCACGAATAGCCTGACGCACAGCGTAAGCTGGGTTGCGGGTAATAAACTTTCTCAGCACGTTGGCGGGCATGCCCATGACTTTGATCGCCATCGGGATGGTGGTCTTGATGCCTTCCATGCCTTTGACGATCAACTCTGCCGGGATGCCGTACATATCCGAATCAATTACGGCAAAGTTGTCTACACCCTTAACCTTATAACGAACTGTGTTCGGTCCTTGTGGTCCCTGACCCTCGCCAATCTTGCTTGCAATACCCAGACGACTCAACAACATGGCGTTGTCTTTCATCATCTGGTTACGTAGCCCCATGCGTGTCAGCACAAACGCATTCTGTGCCGAGCTTGTAAAGATCGGGAGAATCTGCGTGTTGTCGCCAACAAGCTCGTGCAACATCGGTTCGCTCTTGATGTCAGCAATCCGAACAGGGCGCTCTTTGTCCACCATCAACTGCAACTCACCGCCCTGCACACGATAGAACGGCACGTAATCAATTGCCTTCAACTCTGCTGCTTTCTTTTGAGACAGATAGCCTGTCTGCGCAGCAAAATCAACCAGCCCGTTGTTGTACTCTTTGTAAATCTTGGCGGCTTCTTCAAATGCAGCGCGGGCTTTGTCGTTACCCTTCAACTCATCCATCAGCCGGATGTAGTCCTGCTCAACAGAGGCGGGATTCTCAAAGTTCAGCTTGTTCCAGCCCACCTGCTTGGCGCGTTTACCTGCCGTGTAGATGGTAAACATCTGCTCCAACTCGGTGCTGTTCTTAATGCCTGACTTCTCCAGCGCCTGCGCAACCTTGACCATGTTGGCACCGGGTGCGCTCTTATAGACAAACTCCATGCCGCGCTTGGTCATCTGCTTAACCAGTGACAGTGGGCCGTTGGTCAGCGCCTGCGTAGCAAAAGCGTTTGCCTGCTGGCCGAAGCGTAGGTAGTAACCTGCCTGCTCGGCTTCCAAGTCAGAGATGACGCCCGCGTCCAGACCTTTCTTAATAGCCGCATCGAGCGCCGCGTACTGGTCAACGAACTGCACACGACCTGACAAACCGAGGAAGTTGCCGCGGAGCTTATCAATAACGCCTTTCTGGCCACTAACAAAAGAACTGCCGTAGCGGCTTTGCTCAGTCTTGGTACGGAAAGCCATCACGCCATCAGCCGCCCGGTAAGGACCAACAGTGCGCTCATTGAAAGCTTTGTTGGCCATCTTGATGGCGTAGAACACGTCCGACGTAGACATCTCAGCCATGTTCTTAAAGCCCATCTGACGGAGCGCCGAGCGCACCATACCGACAAGCTCTTGCAGCCAGCGTCCAGCCTTTTGCTTAAAGTTCTCAGTGATGCGTTGCTGCCCGGTGTAGGCAATGATCTCGCGCAGTGCGGCTAGATCAGGATCGCCCTTTTGTTCCGTGGCAAACGTCATGGCGTCAACAGCATGAGTCCACAACTGGTCACCGCCCAGTTTCTTGGCCAGCTTCTCAAGGTCTGTTGCGCTGGCGTACTTCTTCAGGCGGTCCATACCGATCACGGTGTCGATGCCGTAGTGGCCGACCATCTCGTGGAACAGCGTCTCTTCCAAGTCCTTGATGTTAGTGTGCTGGTCGCCCACCACAACGATGGTGCCGTCATCCGGCAGCACTACGCCTTTAAATGCAGAGCCGGGCTTGTAACCAAACGCCACCAAACGCTTTAACGTCTCCGGCTTCATGCCTTCCAGTGTCGGCTCGTACACCAAGTTCACGCCCTTGGGCAGCTTGGAGAGGGTCTCTACTATCAACTTCTTTGCTTCTGCCGGGTCAACCGGCGTAGCTGGTGCTTTGGCTGTGCGGAACGCAAGCCCTGCGTCGTCATCGTATTCAGAAACAACGCCTTCGGCCATGTCTCGCGCAAGCTTGCGCTTCTCTGCGGCTGTTTGTTTTCGCGTAAGCTTTTCTTCTCTGGCTTCTTGACTGCCCACACGCAGCGGTTCGGCTTTGTTTGGCCGTGGCTTTATATCCGTAACTTTTTCTTGCTGCGCAAGTGTCCGAGATGTTTTAGCCAAATCTTTAAGATTCTTAGCCGCGCTAACACGCTTTGCTTTAGGCGTAGCTTCTTCAACCGCCTCTGCTGTTGGCGCAATGCGCGGCTTAGATTCTTTGGTTGTCGTCCAACCAAGGCCCTTAACTGGTTCACGTTCGGCAAACGCACCTGTGGTTTTCTTCTGCTGCACCGGCAAGCCAGTGCCTTTTTCTTTCATGACGATGCGCTTGCCCGATGGCGTAGTGCGTTCAACCGGCACTACAGTGCGGGTCAACTTCGGCATACCTTCGCCGGTAGTAATACGGCGCTTGCGTTCTTCCTCCTGCTTGCTTTGCAGTTCTTTGGCTTCACGCAGTTTGCCATCTGCTACGGCAGTATCACGACGCAGTTTGCCAGCCTCAACCTGTGCTGCACGACGCTCTTCGCCAACAAAATCCACGTCGGCCAGTTTCTTTTCCAGTGCAGCTAAACGCTCTTTGTCTTTGACAACGCGCTCATCCGCCGCAGCCAGCAGACTTGCGTTGTCTTCGGTGCGTTCTTGCCTGTCTCGGGCTTCTTTAACAGCAGCGCGGGCTTTTGCAATTTCTTCTTTCAGGTCTTCGGCTTCAGTAAACAGTGCGTCCAAGTCAGGCGACATGCGTCCGCCTTCAGGCATAGAGTCTTTCAACTCAGCCAGCCGTGCTTCAAACGCTTGCGCTTGCTGCTCAAACTTCTGGATGATGGGGCCGTACAACGCTTGACCGCGCTGCTCACGAATCTGTACCGTCAAATCGCGGATAGTCTGCAAGATGCTGACTTCTTTGTCCTTGATCTGGTCTTTGAGCTTGGCTGCTTTTGCCGCTGCCTGTGCGGCTGCGTAGGGTGGGCGTTTAGCTTCGCTTGCCGCCTGCATGTCTTTCAGCGTTTGACGCAAAGCGGCAACCTGCTTTGAGCCAAGGAACTTACGGAAGTTTGCGGCGTTGGCGCGAACGACACCTAAATCTTCTGCACCGAACAACGACTGCTGCCCGCCCTCAATACCGGGGGCCTGTGCCTGCCGCATGGAACGCAGCGCATCATTTAGCTAGGACAGTTCGTCCTGTGTTTTTTGCCCACGCTGCACACGAGTCGCAATGTCTTCGGCAAGGTCTAGTACCTCACGTGTGGCAATACCGTCTTCAATCGCTGTCTGTGTCTGCTGAAGCAAAGCGCGGGTGTTGCGTGGGATGGTGCCTGTCGGTATGACGCGCTCAAGCAGACCCCCAACGTAGTCGCGCTGACGACGCAGTTGACCTTCCAGTGTCTGGGCAGTTTCGCCACGCTCCTAGGCAACGCGTTGCGCTTCACGGTAGTTACTCTGCGCACTCAACGGGCCTTCTGTTGGAAGCCCCTGCTTTCTTAGTTCAGGACGCGCCACCAGCAACCGAGCGCGGAGCACATCCAGTTGTCTGAGCAAAGCAGCTTCAGTAGCTTGGCCGTTTATAAAAGCGTCGAGTACTGCATCTATTTGCACCGCAGCTTTTGCAGCTTGATCCGTCGTGATAGGCTGCTGCCCCTCCGCCGCACGTTCGTTTGCGACCTGATTCATCACAGCATCAACATATTGTGGCTTGGCATCTAATGCTTGTTGACGAATAATGCCCGAGGTAGCAGAAGCAAATTTACGCATGTCCGGACGGGAGCTATCTAGCGTCTCGCCTTTGGCAATCTTGTCCAGACTTTCTTGTATTTTTAACAGCGCATCACTAGCGTTTTGTTGGAACTCTTGTGCTTTAGCGCGATAGTTCTGCTTTTGCAGTCCGGGTTCGACTGAAACGCCGGGCTTCATTTCTTCGGCGTAACCTTCAAGCTCTTTCAACAAGTCAAGTTGCGTAGCCGCTTTAGATTCAGGCAGGGGAGCTTCGCTGATGCGTTGTAGTGCCGCCTTTTCTTCTTCGACTTGTTCTCTCGTTTTTTCAGCAGAGACACGCCCTTGCGCCATCTCGCCAGCAAGCGACTTTACTTGCAGCTTTAGGTAGTCGTTAACTTCCCTGTTTTGTTTGGCTGTGAACTCAGGAACTTGTAACTCACCGCTATAAACTTTTTGCATCAGCAGCGGATCACGACTGATTACGTCGGCTACATCCGGCGGGGTCAGCATGTCAAAGTGGCGCAGGCCGCCCAGCGCCTCATCAAATTCTTTTTGCAGTTGCGTCATGGGACGCTGCTGCGCAGCGGCAGCAGTCTGATCCATCCACGCCTGCATCGCATCTTCTTCTGCCTGCGGCTTGGCTTCTTGTTCTTTTTTCTCTTCTTTCTTGTAGCCCTGTACTTCTGCAAAGTACTCTTCTGGCGTTAGCCCAGAGATACGTAACTCTTCCCTCAAGCCGAACAGCTTGGGTTTAACTTCTTTGTATTCAGGCGCAAGTGCTTTAAGTTGATTGCGAATGCCTTGCAGTTCTTCTGTCTGCTGGGCAAACAGGTCTCGTTGCTCTTCGGTAGCATTCTTGCTGGGTTTCTTACCCCGCGCTGCCAACAAGTCTTTCTCTTGCTGTTGCAGAGCTTCAAAGCGGTCGCCAACGTCCAGCGCGTACTCTGGTGTGGCTCTTCTAGCGGCTTCTGCTTCGCGCAGTTCTTTGGCTTTCTTTGCCGCCTCCAGCGCATCGCCTCTGGCAACTTCTTCTTTTGCCGCACTAACTTGTGCCCTGCGACCAACAACGCCAAGAGGACCGCCAAACAGTGTTGCGCCATAAGCGGCTTCGCTGTACTCCTTCAGAGCGTCGTCGCTCATCAAAGGCATATTGGCTTGCCAACGCTCCAACATCTGCTGCCCAACTTCAGTTGGAATTTCCCCCAGCAACGCTTTGGGCGTTCCTTTAGCCAGCGATACTGCGAGTCTTTCTTCCGCCAGCTTGCGGGCTGCGGGGGACACCAGTGCTTGAGCGCCTTCTTTTTCTGCAACGCCCAGTATGCGACTCATCAACTTGCCGCCAAATGGGATCACCATCGAGGCGTATTCCAGACCGGCTTGGCCTGACGCAGATAGTGCGGTCTTACCGGGGTCTTGTTGGAGTCCTTCAGCAGCGCGTCGTTCAGCGCCTGCACCATAAGCCTGCAAGAATAGCGGCGAAATTGCGCCCGCAATACCGCCCACCAACGAACCACCGGGGCCCAAAGGCGCACCAGCCATAGCGCCCAAACGCCCACCAGCAAACGCTTCTGCTAATTGTGGAGACTGTTCAGCAATAAAGCTTGGAGCCTGACGCAGCACTTCCCCCGCTGCGGGGAAGAAGCCTTCTTTTGCGTACTTCTCTTTGACCTTCTCAAGGCTCAGTGCAGACGGCGTCTTTTCTTCCAGCGCACGGGCGCGGGCCAAGCCAGCCTGTGCGGCTTCTTCCGTTCCAAAGGGCGACTCCAGCGCCGTGCGCTGGGAGGACAGTAGCTTTTTGGCTCCGGCAATACCGCTCTCAATGATGCCGGGTTCTTTTGGTTGGACTGGCGCAGGTTGCGCTTGCAGCCGCGCTTGGATTGCGCCAATGATCTGTTCCCGCGTGGCATTTGGCGGGCCTTCGATAGAGTATGTTTTACCGTCCGGCCCTTGAATGCTGTACGTTGGCATAGCGAGTCCTATTTTTTAGGATTTGTTATTTGCAGATTCCCCCAACCAGCATACGGATCCTTACCCCCCAAAGACGCCTGTTGAATTGCAGTCATGTACGATTCAAACGTCGGGTATTGTTTCTTAGCTAGTGGGTTTGCCGAGATCAAGTCATTATATTCTCTAAGTGCTAAAGCAGGAGTAATCTGCCCTCGCGCCCCCAAACCGCCCAGCCGCGAACTCGCGTATTTGTCTGCGATTCTTTCTGCCGAAATATTTTGCTCACGCGCCCGTTGGGTTTGATATTGCTGTTCAAACATAGCCCGCTGATCTGCGGCAGCCAATGTGTTTTGATTGTTAACAATATCCGCAGCCGTTTTAACATCAGTTTTGTACAAGTCCTGAATAGCGGCAATCTGCGCTTGGTTGACGCTAAGTTCTGCTTCAAACGCTTTTTGCTTAAATTGCTGGGCTTCTTTCCAGTCCCCACGAGCTTCTGCGCGGCGGGCTTCCTCGATCATAGCGGCCTGTTTGCGGCGTTCCAGCGCAGCCGCTTCCAGTTTGTCCAGACCTTCTTGATACTGCTTGGTACCCACCTGCGCACCTTTTGCGATATTTTGAAGTGCATACTGGGACTCGCCTCCCGCAATAGCTAGACCGGCGTTAACAATCGCCATGTTAAGGTTCCGCGCTTCTCTGCCCTTGGCTTTCTCTTCTTCCTTACCCAGCAGTGCTTCCAGCCCTTCGTAGGCTTTGCCTTTTGGTTTGCTTTCTTCTCTGGCTTTCTCCAGATCAGCAAAGCCTTGTTTAATTTTGGCGTTCAGATCGTCGTAAGCCTTGGTGCCCGGATTCATTGCTTGAAGCCGCTTAAGCTCCGCAGCCAAATCGCCCGGCTTACTTGGGACAAAGTCTGGGGCTTTTTCAGTGCCGGGGGCTGGCGTTGTTCCTGCACCGGGTTGTTTTGCTCCGGCCACACGTTTTTTAGACGCATCAATAAAAGGCGCGGGTTTGTCGCTCACTTGCGCAACGTCTGCTTTCGGTCGAATACCACGTGCCATTTCATCTGGGTACGTTTCTGAGACCGAAGGCGCAGTTATTGGTTTATTACGTAGTTGTGCTAAACGCTTTTCTGCAAATTGGCGTTGTGGTTCAAAAGGCGTAGTGGCTAAGATATTCTCCAGCCGCGCTATTTCATCCGCCGTATCTTGGGATGCTGCTTCTCCCATCCGGGTTGCGACTGCCTGATTAAAGTTGTTTGCACGAGGCGCTGGGAGCATTTGGTCTCGTCTAAACCCCTGACCTACCAAAACACCATCGGCATATCCGGGAACCTTACCGCCGTTATCAAACGCCACAATCCCACCACTTGCGTACTCATCTGCGTACGAATCACCGTATCCGGCGATGCCGCCGTCAGCCATACCCTCGACGTTCTGGGCAGGCAACGTACCAATGCCTTGCTGTTCGGGTAGTTGTGGCTGGGGTGCCGCTGTTTGTTGCGGTATTGGCATCGGCGCTGGTGCGCCCATTTGTGCAAGTCTTTGATCTGCTATGGTCGGCTGCTGCGCAACTTGTTGTCCCGCTGCACGGAGTTGTTCGCGTCGTTTACTTTCAGAAGATGCCAGCGCCAGTATGTAGGTGTCGGCTTTGTGTAGCCGGGCGTACTGAAGCAACTGCTCGTCAGACATCTTGGCCAAGCGCGAGGTGAGTTCGTTTAC